TATTGTTATCGCCTTGTGGATATAATCTATAGGATCCGTTATTGGAATATACTTCTACTTGATACTGTTGCCCAAATTCGGGAGAAATCCAATCCTGTAAGTTTGTTCTCCAAGATCTTCTTGGTTCCTTTGAAGAAAAATTAGCTGTACATTGAGCAGCAGTGGTATACTTATCTTCAACATAACCAGCAACTGCAGATGGTGTTGTTGGAATTTTATCGGATGCAAACCAAATAAGATCTCCTCTTGGAGCATCTACGGATAAAATAGATTCGTTGTAGAGTAGTTTATCCTCAGCAACATCTGTTTTGATTTTCTTATGCCCTACTTTCTTGTAGAGATAGTCTAACTTTTCAGAATCTGGAATTGCCATTTTGAAAAACTACTACGCTTGGGTTACTGGAGAAATGCTGAGACTTGATACAGATTGGCCAGATGTGAGTTTGATCCTTACAAAAATGTCGCCAGTTGAAGAATTTGAACTACTCTCTGATCCGAAAGTACAGCCTATCGCTGTATTATTTAGTGCCGTATTTAGGGGGATAATATAGTCAATGGCGCACCCGCCAATTGCAATTCCTGATCCAGAATATCTTTGATATAAATTCAACCAACCGTTAGTAGAAGAATTCAGAGATTGTATGTTAGGAATATTTGATGTCATCCATGCTCCAGCAATCCCAGTTGAAGAATTAATCAATAAAGTAAAATTTTGTACTGATGATCTTGAAAATTTGAATGTAAAATATTGAGCACCAGATCTTCCAGCAATATTTAAGTTTGGTCCAACTGGAAGATAATTTGTAGTGTAATTTGTCACATCATGTTTTAGAACACCACCAACAACAGTTGCTTCAAAGTCATTTAGTGTAATAAAAGTATTGTAATTTATAGTCGAAGCATTCCAAATACTCGCTGGATTGTCAACTGCACTACTAGAATTTACTCGAACACCAGAACCAGATCCAGTTCCAACTCCATCTCCAATAACAATATTTTGTTCGTCCACTTTTGATGAAGATGGAGTTCCACCCTTGATCAAGATTACTTTATTATAAGATGGCGTATGATTTACAGTTTGATATCCATTATTTACTGTAAAAGTTGGAAATGTACTTGAAGCATTATGTGTATCTCTTAGAGAAAGAGTAGCAACATAGTTTGTAGTTCCAGTGCTCAAATAATTTCTAGGCAATGGTAAAGAAATACCAACATCTGAATATGAAATATTCGGCAAAGTATTAAAATTAGTAACACTACTTGATGTGATAAAATCATTACTCAACGGATATACATTTCCCGAAAGCTTTCCAAAATTTAATTCTACTTGATAAGAATTTGCTTGACTAAAATGAGGAATTCCACTACTATAATTATAGTTAGCTGTTTGTGGTTCTGTAATTACAGAAGTACAAGTTGGTTGTCCAGGATTTGAAGTATCATATAACCACTGAACTGATTGTGATACTAATCCAGATTGAGTGAACTTAAGTTCATTCCATCCAGCATTATTAGATCCAGTAGCATAAAAATCATAGCTTTGCCAAAAACCCTGAGGATCTCCTGTTATAGTTCCATAGTCTACATTATTTGAAACTACCAAATCTTGATATGTTCCCGAATTATCATTATTATCGAAAGTGACAGATCCTTCAGATACTCCATTTAGTGTTACATCTAAAGTTCCACTATTTCCTGGACCATAATTTTCTTTAAGTTCTGTAGTGTAATTTGCAGTTCTAATAACTTTTATTGTGCTTCCTGCTCCTGGTAACGAAGTAATGCCATTGTCTAATCCAGTTACTCCCGAGCAGTATCTATACAAAGAATATGAGTCAAGATCAATAGATATATTTGAAATATTCTGTGGCTGAGAAGGAATAATTCTTCCTAAAAAAGTATTCAATCCATCTACAGCATCTGCTACTTTTGTATTTTGATCTACCAAAATAGCATAGGTATCATTTGTGTAAGAACCATCAGTTGGCAATCCAATAACCCCTGCCTCCGCCGCCGTCAAAGCATCATAAACTAAATTTACAGCATCAACGAGATTTGTGGACGAATCGACATTCAAATTTGTAATATCACCTACGTCTCCAGAAAGATTATTAATCTCTCTTCTTTGTTGCTCAAACGTAAATGTTTTTGCTACGTTTCTAATTGCCATTTTTGATTAGCTCTTTTAGTAAACTTTTTATTTCAGAAATTTCATCCTTCAAAATATTTATGTCTTCCAAAGCAGTGTTTAGAGACTTCAGTTTTCTTCTGGCTTCTATTGCCGAAGAGTCATGATTGATTATTGCACCTGTTCTATCATCACGAAGTAATCCATCATGACCCTTTACTTTTATGTAACTCATCAGAATGCCGCCACTGCTCTAATATCTTGAATCTTAGGAACATATGCTGGATCTATCCCCTTCATTACAATTTTGATTGCAAACGAAGAGAATTCTGGTAAACTAGATGCACTATACTTAAGATCTTGATACGAAGATTGTTTTTCAACGACACTTGAAATAGTATTATCAGGAGTAGCAATTTCTGATGAATCTGGTTCTCCAGATTCATTGAAATAGAACCATTCGGCATCTTCAAAGTTTTCTTGACTTGATGCTCTCTTATATTTGTAAAGAACTTCAATATTTGAAATATCTTTTAGATTTGCTAGGAGGTGGACATCAATCGCGGTAGCAGGATTGGTAATATAGATTTCTTTGGTCACATATTTTGCAACAGAAGAACTATTCTTAGAAGTATCTTCCGCAACAAAATCAACACCGTTGGAATAAGAAACCCTTTGAACTTCTAAGAAGAACGCTTCATCGTCTGGTTGATTTGGGTATGAGATAATATCACCAACTCTAAAGATATCTGGAAGTTGATCCGTCACCTCATTTGCTCTAGCGAACAAGTTGCTATCAATAATTCTTGAAGTGTAATCATCATTGATTGGTTGCAGATCAGTTCTGAGAGTTAGTTGTCTTGTGGTTCTGTTCCAAATGACTGACTTACCAGTGATGCGGTTGTCATATGTCTCTAGAATCTTAGATTCAACTGGATTTCTAGCAACGATTGTAATTGACTCACCAGCAGCAGATTGAGTCGAGCTATTGATGATAGGTGTTACTAAAGACGGATTAGATCCGACTATTATGGTTGGAGCACTTTGAGTATTGGTAAATTGAGTTAGTTCGACAGATTCATTGAGTACGAATCCTTGTTTTGTTCTAACCCTAACCCAGATATTATTTCCATCTACCTTAGAAATAGTTCCACTCGCCTGTGATGTAGTTCCTTTTATACTCTGGTTGGTTTGGTAAGATACTCCTGGAGTTGTAGTTGATAGGGAGAAATTGTAAACTGGATAGAATTCTAGAATCTGATCTCTTCTTCCATATCTGTTCTCTTTGCCGTTTGCATTTTCTATTCTATTTGATATAGTTTTGACTGAAGCATTGGAAAGATCAATAACTGGAGAAAGATAAGAAACTGTTGATGATAAATTCATCTTATAAGTAAGTGATCGATCAATTTCATTTAAGGTCTCATTTATTTCAGAGGCAATTACTTTTTGATTGTCAAAATAGTGTGCTTCGTTCAAGAATGTCTTCTCAAATTCGGTCTGTGAGTATGAAGTATAATTTGTAGTAGAAGAATCAACAGGAACAATATTTGTTGTCTTTACTGACGTGTCAATTTTAGTTCCAGTTACAGTTAGGTAATGAACTTGTGGATATAAAACCTCAAACTTTCTATTGTAAGTAGCATAAACAGAATTTCCTCCGCCAAATGAACTCTTAGAAGCACTAGTGATAGTTCTAATGTTATATGAATCAATACCAGAGTTTGTCACATTATATAAGTTTGTATTGAATACATCTGAATTTATTCCACCGACATCAGAAACATTTTTGAAGAATACATAGGATTTTCCAGTATCTTCGTATCCATTATCTCTGTGATTAATTTTTATAATGCTATTGTTATTTTTGAATAACTTAGATGTTGCAATAGATTCTGAAATAGCACTTGTTTCAATTGGATCACTATCTAATAATTCATATCCAAGATTATCATTCTTAACTAATAATTCAGCATTTCTAGTTATATCAAACTCTGCTCTGTATAAAGTAAACTTGAGATCTTCAAAATTATCTTCTGTCCAGCTCTCGGTATTTTGAGATTTATAAACAGATCCAAGAGATGGCTGAGTTGTGATAACTGTACTGGTAGAAAGATCAGTTTCGCCAAGACGAGATGCCCACATTTCATAATCACTGGAATCTGTTTCTACAACTAAAGCATATTCCGTATCATTTTGTAGATATACTGGATACTCAAATTCAAATCTAGTTGGAGTTGTTGATTCTGTGAGACCCTCGAAATCGGTTGCTACACCCATTCTAACCGCTAGGGTATCAATCTCTATAAACGTTTCAATTTCGCACCCTCCAGCGCCATTACCAACCCCCTTAACAACAACTGATGGTGCTTCTGTATATCCAAATCCTGGAATTGAAACTTCAGCATTATAAATTTTACCACCCGAGACATTTACTCTGGCTGTTGCTACCGAACCTCCTGGAAGTTGAGGACTCTCAATCGTTAGTACAGCACTATCATAATTTGCTCCAGTATTTTTAATTCTGATGTTAGATAATTTTCCGCTATTCTTAGATATTGTAAGAACAAGATTTGTTCCGTTTTTAGCATTTGCTAGTTCAACGGATGGAATGTTTAATTCTTCATTTTGAATAAATGTACGACCATTATGATTACCAAGAACAAGAGTATATACTTGTTCATTTGTCAAGGAATATACTCCAGTTGAAGAAGGAACAAGTTCAACTCCATTCTTATCAATAATCTTTGAAATTGGACCAGAGCAAGCAGAACTTTTTCCTACTACATATTCCCCGCGAGTTACCGACAGATTTCCATTGGTGTAGCATTTTAGAAATGTTTCTGGAGATAAAGTTTTTTCTGTGCCAGGAATAATATTCTTTCCTGGTTTATCATAATCTACATTAGTAATGTATGCTTTGATTGGAATATTAGTACTCTTTTTATTAAAGAATAAATCTAATCCAGTTATAAACAAACCACCATCATAATTTTCAATCTTAAATGTTTGTGCTAATGGATTTGGTCTTACTGGATTATCAGTATTGCTATCTACAAATTGGACACCTTCATTAGATTTGAAATATGAAGGTCTTGTTGAAACAATACTTGATGGATTCTCTGGAAGAGCACCACTAGCATAGTATTTTACTTCTGCATAAGTATCAACTGTTGTTTTATCCTCATTTGTAGAACTAGAAGTAAATCTTAATGTTAAAATACCAGTTGTAAAACGTAACTCTTCAGCAGAGTCATCATACTCAATGGTATTTACATCTCCACTCCAAGTTGCATTTTCTCTTGGTGGTTTACCAGCTGGTAAAATAATCAATCCACTGGCGTTTCCATTTTCATCGGTAATAACTTCACCATTGAAAGCAGAAAGTGAATTTCCAGCAATGCCAGTAAATCTTAGGTCTGGATTTACCCAACGATTAATATTTCTACCTTCCAAGAAAACAGAAATTTTTGTATTTGGTTTTAGTCTACTAACAACAAACTTAATTGGTTTACTTCTGGCAAAAAACTGAAGAGATGTAGATACAATATTTTCTCCTATAGTTCTAGTTTGAACTCCTTTACCAACCTCATTATTTTGTGGACTAATATTAGAAGAACTACCAACAGATGCTGCTTTGACGCTAGCATTTGCCTGAGTTGTATTCAGGTCTCCAAGTGAATTGATAGAAGTAAATGCAGGTGCAGATCCTATCCAGTTTACAATAAATGAATTATATAAACTAGAAAAACTTTCTTTTACATTGTCTTTTGCTAAGAAGATATTATATAAACTAGTATTCGTATCAACAACTAATGGATCAATACTTTGATCATACCATTGATCAATGGATGGAGATATCATTCCATCTCCAACATATTGAACAACAACAAATGGATTTGGATTTATTGTTTTTGAAGCAAAATCATTTCCCAAGAGTTTGATTTTAGAATATGGGAGAGTAACAATATCACCAGATTTTTGATATCCAGCAACTGATCTTTGATCTTCTCTAGTATATACTTCTTTTAAAACTAAAGAATCTTCTTTTGCTTGTGGTCTTAGAACAGACTGTCTACTATCAATAGAGCACTTATAATCAGCAGAAACAAGATTGCCAATATTATGAGATTCAAAATTATCCACAAAAAATCCAGATTTAAATCTGTCCAAACCAATTTCATCTTTGACTTGCATATTCAAAGCTTGCTGCTCAAGAATGCTAAGAGTGGTATAGTATTCGAGGCGTTCAATTCGTTTTTCAAGTTTGCCAATATCTCGCATCGTATATCTACGATGCTCCACGGGAGTTATTCTTACATCTTTACTGCTGTTAGTAAATGCTGGAATGTAGACATAGAATAAAGGAATGGCATCTTTTACTGAATCTGGTTTGGATGGATTTAGAGATGAATTTCCTTCTTTTACAATAAACTCTCCCTTTTTGTTGAGAAAAATTCCATCAATACGATCAAGATACTGAACTTGACTAAACTTAAATGTATATTCTAAATTTTCATCTGGAGCTGGAGTTGCTGAAAATACAGAACCTCCGCCAGTAAAATTGCTAGTTATTACTTCTAAAGAAGATGTATCTTGGAAACCTGGAACGATCGTGCTATTATTAACTTTTGGTCTAAAATCAATAATATTTTTTAGTTCAACATTTCCAAGAACCGATGAATTAAATGTTGGAATTTCATCTTCTGGAACACCAGCTTCATGTAAATAACTATCAATCGTGCAGAAATCTCCCTGAGACTGCTCAAAATAATCAAAAGCAATCACCAATTGACCAGTTGGTGGTTCAAATCCTGGTTTAATCACAATTCTAGATACATCATAAATTGTGTCTCTTTGACCATCATCAAATGTAAATCGATTTGTTATATCAGAACCAGAAACTAAGTTTCCAGCACTGTCAATTTCTGGCGGTTGGGTGCTGGTTCCTTCGTAAACATATCTTAATTTGAAAGCGTCTGAATATGAAATAGTTTCTATAACATCACTATCATAATCAGTTCCTCTAAATGGTATTACTCTGTCTCCAGCAGAATCAACAACAATTCTTTTATTTCTTATTGCAGTTTTTAGACGTGGTTTTGCATTTATGACTTCCAAAGTTGCTGTAAGTTTTAGTTCTGGAGCAACATAATTTGTTTCACCAGAGTAATTGGTATTGAAATATGATGTTGGAAGATTAAATTTGATGCTACCCGATGTCAAACCACTGCTAGTATCTGTTGCGGAATTTATCTCTACATTATCTGGATCAATATAAACAATATCTCCAGTTTCTACTTTGTCTGCACTATTTTTGTTTAGAACAGTAATAATGTAATTTTTTTCATTGAATGCTGTAAATCTTTGGGTGCCAAAGGGAAGTTGTGCGGCAAAAGTAATTAAACCACCACCAGTAGAACCAGAAGTTACAAAATCTCTTCTAAAGTAGTATGAGATCTTACTATCATCTGGACCAGCGGAAATGCTCTGAACTGACTTACTTCCAGTGGGAAATAATAATGTACCAGAGTTTGAATTTTGGACTTTTGGGCGAAGCCTTACGACACTTGTTCCAGAAACATCATCATATAAAGTTTCATCAATATAAATTCTCGATTTTGAAGATCCTCTTTGAGTAGTTGCGTATTGTACAACAGCCCTAATAACGTTATTAGAACTATCGGAAAATTGAATTATATCTCCTTGTTGAACAATCGAACTAGAATCGGCACTGAAACTAGTTGATTCTAGATATTTTGTTCCCCTTTTACCGAAGAAAGTAAAATCAGTAACGTTATATAATTCCGAATAATCTCTATCATCTATAATAATATCTGCAGTAAATACATTCACATTTCCAGATCCATATGAAGATCCAAGTGATTTTACATTTTGTGGCGTATAAGTTGTTACAGTGTTTTTATTCAACACTGGAATAATAACTGCTGCAGATGTTGGCGTTGTTTCTCCAGAATCAATTGTAACTACTGGTGGGTTAGTATATTCATTAGATACAGAAGTTCTATCAATAATATTTGCTTTATAAATTCCCTGACCATTGAATCCTAATTCAATTTTTGATTGATCATATGACACACCATCAACTTTTAGAATTGATGTTTGTGGGTATCCTAAACCTCTTTCTAAAACAACAAAGTGAGAGATTGTATTTTCTTTAGCAATCTTTACGAGATTGCCATCTTCATCCCTAATAGTTTCGCCAGAAACAAATTTTCCAGATAAAGTTTTTACAAAAAGAATTCTGCCAGTTGAATAAACGCCAGAAGGACCACCTTCTACAACTCCGTATGCACCGCTAGTCAAACCATAAACATATGTACCAATTTCATAAGAATTTGATGGAGGAAATGTTTCTAATTTAATCTTAGTGAAGAATTGGGGATCAAAATACGAAAGACCAAATTTAGCATTGTATGATTCTGTTCCTTCTGCTTCAATTCCTTTTGATAATACAATATCAGAATCAGAATTGAATCCATTTCCTCTTTTCTGTAAGAAGAAATTATTTGGTTTGGCAGTTCCAATTACTGGAGTAATTGTTTCGCTGTAGTCAACAATGATCGCAAATATTGTAGACGCTAAATCTTCTTTTTCATCTCCAATAGCATCATTTTGAGTCAAAAATAATTTTCTTGTTTTATTTTGTGAACTTTCATCATATTCGACAAAAATATTTTCTAGATCACTTTTCAAACCAGAAACAGTTACTTCTAAAAATTTGGATTCCTCTGTGGTTCCTGGATTTCTTGCTGGTTTATAAACCTTAGTGTAAGATAGTACATCTACGCTCCCAACAATATTTGTACCAGCTCTTGTTTTAACATACCACAATTTACTAAATGTATTTTCTAAATCAGATGGAACAATAGAAGTAATTGGAATATTGACATCAACTATTTCTAAGGTTACTGTTTTTACGCCAATATTAGAATCAAAAAAGGATCCTCTCTTATCAATGGTTTGGCGATAATTGGAATTAGACTCTCTTCCACCCAATCCAACATAACCATCATTTGAAAGAGTAGATAAGTAAATTGTTGGATATGCTGTAAGTTGCGATCCTTCTTTATTTAAAGGAACACTTCCATAAACATTAGTAATATTATAAGTTGGTAGTCCTTTAGTTTTTATAATTGCATTATCTGTAGAAAGACTTTCTCTCGCTTTATTGATTTCTAAGTACTTAGTTTCTTTATTTACTATTTCATATCCTTTGATGTATGCTTTACCTGGACCAACACTAGCAATCATCTGTCTAGATGCTTCACTAGCAGTTTTTCCATTGTATAGTCCTAAATCATCAGCAGCATAAATTCCCTTATTATTATCTTTCTGAGCATACTCTCTAATGTCAATAGAAAAATTATCTACAACATAATCTCCACTTTCATCATAAGTCCTTCTGGCAAGAGTTTGCTCAATAATGCTATAATCTGTAGCACTTATTTTCTTTTGAATGTTTCCTCTGGAAACAGTAAGTAATTGAATAAAGTTTTTATCGGTGATTGCATCTAAAGAAAATTCTTTAAGATCTAATTGAATTCTTAGTCTGTGTGCTCCAGGAGCAGTATAGTTAGATGATCCAATTGAATTATCATAAAGACTTGGATCTTCTTCTGGGGTTATAATTTCTTCTTTAATAGTAAAACCAACCTTTGCAGATGGTTTATCATAATACTCATCAATAACTAATAACTGCTCATTATTACGAACAAAATAACCATTTACAAAATAAATTCCTTCTTCTACTTTTACAGCCGAAGCATATCCCATCGCGGGACTTTCTAGAGATGTTGTAAGACCAGTATCTGGATCTGTTACAGTAATACTTGTAGGAAGAACACTACCGTCAGTTCCAACAACTATTAGGGGTGTATTGACACCATCGATTACTTCAAGAGTCTCTCCCTGTCTAAAAGTAGATTCTGCATTTGAATTTCCACTGTTTAGATAGTTTACGTAAACTGTATCGGCTGATGATTCTGTTGCTAAATTAGCAGATAAAACAGAAGCAATAACACCCGAAGTCAAACCTCTAAGCTGTTGTCCTACAAGTTGAGTAATATCATACTTTTTATATACAATATCATTCCCTACATTTACAGCAACTTCAGAGACTGAGGATAACTTTACGTAATCTAATTTAGTATTGAGACCAACCTCTCCAGGAATTACAAGTTCTCCCTGTTTGAAAGCATATCTACCAAAACTCTCAATCTGGTTTTGTAGAATAGATTGAACTTGTGTTAATTCTCTACCCTGAATAGAGTAACCTGGACGGAATAGAATCTTATAAAAATTCTTATTCGCGTCAAAGTCCTCGTAATAAGGATTTACATTGAGGTTAGTCTTCTGAGGCATCTTACTCCGCCAAATACTAGTATCTAGTCCCTAGTATTTAGCGAAGTAAAATAAAGATCAGAACTCAATTACAAGTTTGATATCTTCAATTTGGTCAGGAGCGCGAGTAATAAGGCGACGATTCTCAATGTAGATAAGATCTCCTGAGTTATTTTCAATCTCTGGAGTTGCTAGACCAGAAGAAAATGTTACACCAAGAGAAGTGCTTGAATACCCAGTTGCAACATTACCACTAGCAGCAGATTGCCCACCACTGATAGCATTTGCTCCGTTGCTCTCAAATGCTCTTACAACACCCTGATCTGTATGGGCATCATTTGTCTGAATATACTTAAGAATACCATCTGTTGTGGATTCTGAATCTAATGTCCAAGAAACAACCGTTCCCTTTGCAGTTCCACCAGTAACAGTTTGAGTAATTTCTTCATCAACGATATAATCTGCAGATGCTCCAGTAATCTTGATCGCTCTTAGACCAGATAATGTATCTGAAGTGGAGAAAGTAGTTGTTCCCCAGTTGTATGGGTCTTTGATAATACCAATACGACGGAAATCATTATCAACAGGGAAGTCACCTGAACCCTCAGCGTAAGTAAGACGAATGTTGGTCATTACACGCTTACCATTCAACTCTGTCTCATGATCGGAACCATGACCTCCTTGAGGAGGTAGAATTACTTCTAGTGCTCCAGTAGCGTTGGATGCTGTACTTACCGCAGTAGTTAGAGCTTGGTTGCTGAAGAGATTGCCATTACCAAGAAGAACATTTGCATAGGTATAATTAGATCCACGAGCAACAATTGAAGCAGATGTAATAGATCCAGAACCATTAGTTGTGAATCTAATTACCCCACCAGTTCCATCTCCTTTGATTCCAGTATAAAGAGTTTGCGAAGCGGGGAGGTTTGTTCCAGCATCTTCAACTAGAACAACATCACATGCCCCAGCAACTGCTAATCCTTCAACAGAAACGCGAGATGGTTGTGAAGGAAGAACAATTGGCATAAAATCAGAAGAAAGGAACTTCAAAACATCATCCGTTGGAATGGTATACATATGCTTCCAAATGTAACCAGCACCTGTAGTCTCTGTATAAAGACCAGTAGCAGCACTATAATTTGCACCTACAGTTGTTGGTTCTTCAGTAGCATTCTGTCCAGTAAGGTTTGAAGGATTTTCTCCGTTATAAAGACACTTGAATACTTCGTAATTTGAATTTAGAACATAAAATTTAGCATCAGAAATGCTTGTTTGTCCAGTAGCTGTTTGCTTACCGATTTGTCCACCTCCAGATGGAGTAGCTGCATAATCTGGTTTCCACATATCAAACTTAGGATTCGCTACCAAATCCCAATTGTAGCGACGAATTACTGTTCTTGCATATGCATCAGTAATTCTCTTGGCAGCAATAATTTCGTCATAAACTGAAATCTTTTCTCTCTGGTTATCTAATGGGAGAGGTGGAATATCTTCGGTTCCGTAACGGTATACTCCAGTCTTTGCAGTAGCACCAGTTGTGCTTGATCCACCATTTGCTGTTTCTAGAAGAGTAGAACCGAGAGCGGGAACGGAAGAAGGTCCATCAGATCCAAAAACGTCAGTTAGAAGGAGGGCACTATCATAAACTGCAGCAACCGTAGCGCGGAATGCTGTTGATCCATATGTACCAACAAAAACTTCATTTCCTACTGTAAAGTTTGTAGATCCTTTAGAATAAACTTCTAGGTATGCTCTCCATGGTTGGGGGCGACCTACAAAGAAGTACATTCTCGAACGCTCGGCGCTAGTATCCGTAGCACCCTCAGTTAGCGATTCTAGAAATTGCTTCGCGTTAAAAATTCTAAATTTATCAGAGATAATAGCAGCCATTTGTTTCCGTTCCGACGTGTTGGTTTGTGCCTGAGTTATTTATATTTATACCGTTATTTAGTAATCAATTTGATCTGATCGTTGGATACTCTCGACGGCCAATAAATCAGTCGTGAGATAGTTCCATTGAATGGTCTGCCAATGAATGGAGCAATATTCAATTGATTATATGTAGATGGTTGATACGCATTAGTAGTAACATTTGTTTGCTCTGTATCATCAATATATGCTCCATAATCAGACGAAGGTGCATTATATGCAAATGATACTTTGTTTCTATCAATCGTTTGAATGGTGCTAATTGTTACGGCATTACCATATTCTGCTCCAAGGACAAATGTATCCTCGGATCCTGACTTAGTATTGTAATATATTCCTAAGTTTCCACTATCACCTATGTTATAAACGTAACTATCTAAAGCAGTGCCATCACCATTCAACCCTGCTAATGCTTCATTTTCAACATAGATTGTTCCTTCTGTAGCACTAAATCCAAGAGCAGTAAAGCTTGTTCCAAGAATGTTGACAGCATCTCGTTGTCTTGTTACTGTGCTTCCGCTGGTGGGGATGTAAGAGGTGGGGAAGGAACCCTGTTCTACCTGAAAACCAAAAGCAAGAACTGATGAAGAATTATCACCAGTTACAAAATCTAGATCACTAATACCAACAGCATAATTAGACTGGACTGATATTCCCCAACGATTAGTTCTTGCAGAAATATTTCTTGTCATCCAAAGTCTGTACCAACCATTTGGATATTTTTCAAATCCATAATCTAAGGTTTGTGTTGATCCCCAGGTTGTTTCTTGGAAACTAATTGTTTCTGTTGAAAATTGAAATCTCAACTTGGGAAGAAGATATCCAATACGATTTCCAGTAGTTCCATTATCTTGATCTGCGCCAGTAAAAATAACATAATCATAATTTACATATTTTACAAACACACTAACCGTAAAGGCATTTGACCCAAAATTTAGTCCAGTAACTGAAGAAATAAATTGCCTTGTAGAAGTTCCATTAGTTTGTTTTACTAATATAGCATCAGTTCCCCCCATAGGATCTGATTGACCTGTTGTTGTTTGTGCGTAACCCAAACTCCACCCAGAAGTGAATCCCTGAGAATATGGTTCAGAGTTAGTCCTACTCTCCTCAATCAACAATCCAAGACAATTACCATTTCCATCATATGTAAATCTTGGTTCATTGATAGATGCTGTTTGAATTATACCATTCTCATCAATATATGTTCCGATACTATTTCTTGAGAACGTAATTGGATTGGTATTTGTCACTTGATTGTTAAGTGACTTAGCACCACTAAAGTTCAGATCTAATACTGGTTCTGGATGAACTGGTGTAACTAACAGATTTTCATTTCCAGTATATGGTATAATGTCAGAATTTGGTGCAACTGCAAGATTACCACGATAAACTACACAATCTTCAAATGATGTGGCAGTCTTAGAACCATAGTATACAATACCATATTCTGTTCCATCTGAGTGGTAGAAGTATCCAGAACTTGGGAAGAAGTGAGTAGAGTGTACATTTACACTGCTGCCAATTGGTGTACCACCAGCTACATGTTGTACTGGATTTTGAATAGATGGATTGACGAGGTTTACATAGTCTCTGGAGATAGTGTAACTA